GGGGCGGAGAGAAAGAGAGTTGTGGTCAGCGGGGGATCTATGCCAAAACGGACGCCAAAAAGACGCCCAAAACAAGCGAGCGAAATTGGGACCGAAAAGGGGCGCTTTCGTGCGCGTGATTTGGCGGCAATGCTTCAGAATACTCCGCCGGGACGGGAAATAACGGAAGCCGATATAACGAAGGACATTGATCGCGGGTTGCCGGTCACGAAAGACGGCGAGATCGATTTGGGAAACTATCTCGTTTGGCTCTTGGTGCAGCACGGATACGGAAGGAAATAACCAAGCGACATTGGATGGAGGATGCGAAGCATGAAAAAGGATAGGGTGCTATCTTATTGGACTTTTGATCGCGACAAATGGTGTTTGACAAAAGACGACGGCAAAAAACCGTGCTATAGGGTCCATAGACAGACCGTGGACAGCTTGGGAAATCCGGCATGGGAACAAACCGCTTGTTTGTATTATCCTAAAAATGAAGGGACGAGAGATTGGTTGAACTTGTCTGCGCGATCACTTGCTGAAAAGATCGCGGCTCTCGCGAGCGGGGACGACGCTTAATGCGGTTGCTTTCCGACACGGAGATCGCGGAGACGATAAACGACACGGCGGGGTTTGACATACTCACCGATCGCCAAGTCGAAGGACTGCGCAAGCGGAGCCCGTGGAAGCTTGGCAGGAACTCCAAGGTGTCTCCGTTGCTTTTGGTCGCTTGGTTAAAGACGACGCTAGATCAAGGCGAGATAATGCACGTCGCCGGAAAGACGACGGCGGAGAGGAAGCTTGACGCGTCCGGGCGGTCGAACGACATAGAGCGGATCTTGGGACATATTCCGGACGTGGAGGATCCGGAGAGAAAAGAAAGTTGTCGCTGCGATCTCCCCGCCTATCTCCGGACGTATCACGGCGAAACCTTTTGCTTGCCGTTTTCGTCTCGTCATATCGCAATGTTGCAACGCCTACAATCGGCTATGATGGGGTTTAGCGCGTGGATGCTTGAGACGGCGTTTCGAGCTTTCGGCAAAACGTCGCTTGCGGAAGGGGCGGCAATGTGGGCGATCAACTATGGGCATAGGAAATACGTTCCGATCATCGGTCCCGACGAGGCGCACGCGGCAAAGGTCGCCGCGAGTATCCAAACGGAATACGAATCGAACGACGTTGTTTGCGCGGACTTCCCGGAAATCTGTTGGGCGATTCGCGCTCTTGAAGGAAAGTTTCAACGGTGCGCGTCGCAGTCTTACCGAGGGAAGTTAACTTGCGTCGAGTGGAATTCGAAAACGCTTGTCTTTCCAATGATCGAGGGTTCCCCGGCGGCGGGCTCAATAATAGAATCCAGGGGATACACGGGGCGGATCCGGGGGCTCCGGCATAAGCGAGCGGACGGCGCGGTTCTCCGCCCGGACTTTGCGATCTTCGAAGATCCGCAAACGGAAGCGACCGCCAAGAGCCCGTCCAAATGCGACAATCTCTTGGAGATCTTGATCAATGCCGTTCTTGGGTTGTCCGGACATACCAAGCGGATCTCCGTTGTCGTCCCAGCAACAATAATTCAGCAAGGCGACGCAATCGATCAACTCGCGACGGACAAGGAACGGTTCGGAGCTTGGGTCCATAACAATACGCCGCTAATGAGTTCGCTCCCGGACAAGATGGATCTTTGGCTTGGCAAGTATGCGGAAATGCGGCGGGCGTTCGATCCGGAACTCCCCGGCGACCAAGAGAGAGCGCAAGCCGCAAGCAATGAAATCTACAAAGACAACCGGGAAGAAATGGACACGGGCGCGGAAGCGACTTGGGCGGAGTGTTTCGACGACACGGAGATCAGCGCGATTCAACATGGAATGAACATCTTGATCGACCGGGGAGAGGAATACTTTGCGAGCGAGTGTCAAGGACAACCGATCGACGCCCGCTCCCAAGGGATCTTCGAGCTAGATCAAGACGTTATCGCTCGACGCGTCAACGGGCTTCCGCGTCTACGCGTCCCTGCGACTTCGCAGGTTCTAACGGCTTTCGTCGACGTCGCCCATCAGCGCCTAGACTGGATCGTTGTTGCTTGGGGGCCGGACTTTACAGGACACGTCGCCGCCTATGGAGAGTGGCCGGAGAACAAGAAACCGCTTTGGGATACGCGTTATCAATCGCTCTCCCAAGGTATGCTCGCGGGGCTTACGGACTGCGTTAACCATATAAACTCCCTCGTCGTAACAAGGGACGACGGGGAGGTTCTCCCGCTCGATCGCGTTCTTATCGACTGCGGCGATCCGGAGACGCGGGGCGAGGTCTTTACGATTTGCGCCGGGAAGCGCTTTGGGTGCAACGTCCTCCCGTCTCGCGGTCGCGCTCACCACAAGTTTAGAATGCCGTCGGACAAAAAGGTTCGGTCCTTCGTGAACGCATATCTCGATGTTTGGAAAGGGTCGGGGCGCGTCGTTATCCATGACGCTTGCGTTTGGCGCGAGCGAATACAAAAGGGGCTTATGAGTCCGGAAGGGACGCCGGGGGCGATCCGCATTTGGGGGAGCGAGCGAGAGCGTCATACGAAGCTTGCGGAGCAACTATGCGGAGAGCGCTTGATCGAAAAATTGGTTGGCGAGACGGGCGAGATATACAAGTGGTACGTCGTTCCCGGCGTCGGAAACCATAAGCTCGACTGTCTTGTGGGTTCTGCGGTCGCGGCGGCGATCGAGGGGATCCGGTTTGTTGGACAGGCTCCCGCAGTGCGGCGCAAGCGGCGCAAGCGGGGTGGAATGAAGGTGATCGATATATGATTGGGTTTGATTGGTTGGCGTCTCCAAAGCTATTCCCTTGCGTAATGATTGGGATCAGTCTCGCGGCGGCGGCGCGGTATGGGTTCGACGGAGATTTGAGGCGGTTTGTCTATTGGGTTGCGGCGGCGGTTTTGACGGCGTCGGTTACGTTCTGAGAAAAGGAAAGGAAAAAAAGTGGCAAAAAAAAGGACACGGAAAAAGCGGACCGGAAAACAGGCGCAGAAAAAGACAACGCCGCAACCGGCGGCGGTCCCGGCGAAGCGGCGGCGGGTTGGGGAAATCCGTTATATATGCGCAGAATGCGGCGGAGACTTGAAACGGAATAGCGGCGGCGAGTCCGCGCCGGGGTTTTTGAGCCGTCGTTTTATCTGTCTAAATTGCGGGCGTGAAACAGATCAATACGTTACGCCAAGAAAAGAAATCCGCTTATAAGCGAGGTCAAAGCTTGAACCGCCCCCGTCCGGCTCCATATTGTATGAGGCGGGCGGGGGCGGATTCTTCCCCCCCGCCATTGCCCAAACTTCCCCGGGGGAGACGCAATGGCGCTAACCGCAACGCAGATCCAAGCCATAATTGATCAACTCTACGACGTAGCGAGCCAGCGGGCCGGGATCCTTGCCGTCGATTTTGACGGCCATACAATCCGGTACGACTCGATCGAGCAAGTAAACAAAGCGATCAAGTTTTGGGAGAGCCGGTTGGCAAGGCTTACCGGAGCGCGTCCCGCCGTCGCACAAACCGATCTGAGGGATTTCTAGTATGGGAAACCGCCTTTCCATCTCGCGTCGCGTTCTGCGTTACTTTGGGTACGATGCGATCAAGGACACGAAGCGCAGAAAGTCCCCCCGCTCGATCAACTATTCAGAAGATAACACGTTGCCGGATTGGGCGCGGAAGCGCTTGACCGCCACCGTTCGCGACGTCCAAAGGAATTTCGCGGTGGCTTCGTGGGCGATTCGGAAACATTTGGATTATGTGTCGTCTTTCTCTTTCCAGAGCAAGACCGGAAACGAAGCGTTCGATCGGCGTCTGGAAGAGCTTATGGCTTGGTGGAGTCTCCCGGAAAATTGCGACGTCCGCAAGCGCGACTCCCTTTCGCGGTTGACGCGGATCGCGGAGCAAAGCCGGACGATTGACGGGGACGTTTTTCTTGTGCGGTTAAAGACCGGACAGATCCAAGCGATCGAGTCCGACCGCGTTTGCGACGCTCGCGGTGGAGGCGCATTGCCGGAAGGGATTAGCGCGGATAACGTCGTTCAAGGCGTTATCCTTGGTCCGGGCGGGGCGGCTCAAGGGTACGTCGTGAACCAGCGCCGGAAGAATTACGCCGGATCCATGACGTTCGAGAAAGTGGTAAGCGCTCGCAATTGTTACCATCTCGGCTACTTCGACCGCTTCGATCAAATCCGGGGCGTCTCCCGGCTCGCCGCCGCGATCAATACCTTCCAAGATCTTTACGAGGGTTTGACGTATGCGATCTGTAAGGCGAAAGTAACGCAGTTGTTCGGGCTTGTTACCTATCGCGACGCGACGGAAGCGCTTGGGAATCTCGACGAGGAAGAAAACGCGGACGGCTCGAAGGACTATAGCGAGAATATGGGGAAAGGGATCTTCCACCTTGATCTCGAAGATGGGGACAAAGCGGAGATCTTGGAATCCAAGAGCCCGTCGACGGAGCTGCAAGAGTTCTCGCAGATAATGATCGCGCTTGCTCTTAAATCCGTCGATCTTCCGTTCTCTTTTTACGCCGAGAATTTTAGTAACTACAGCGGAAGCCGCCAAGCTCTCCTCCAGTATCAACAAAGCGCGGAAGCGAAGCGCCAAGAGGTCCGGGGCTTCCTGGATTGGGTTACGTTCTGGAAGATCGCAACGTGGGTTTCCGTTGGCTTGCTCCGGCTCCCGGCGGGCGCTTCGGTGCGCGACGTTCGGTGGGAATGGATACCGAAGGGGATCCCGTGGATCGATCCCTTGAAAGAGGTAAAGGCAAACGTCGCCGCGATCGACGCCGGGATTATGTCGCGTCAAATGGTCGCGAAGTCGACCGGCGCAGATTGGTTCGACATACTCAAACAACTCGAACAAGAGGATCAAGCAATGCGGGCCGCGAAGCTCTCGGGGGACGAATCGGGGCGCGGGGCTCTCGAAGCGATCGCGGACAGTATGGCGGACCGAATCAGCGAAAGCATTGGACAAAGAGACGAGCCGCAAGGCGAAAGGGGTTAAAATGTCAAAGCCGCGTTGGATGATCTCCCAAATGTGTTTCCGGGCGATTGGGGAAGTTGACAGGGAACAAGGCGTTCTCTCAAACGTCGCGGTCGTTACCGAGGGCGAAGCGAAGGGACACGGCGTAAACCTTGACGCCGAGTTTGTTGGAAAGGTCGTAGCCGATGGAAACGCAGCGGGCGCAAGAGGACTCAAGGCGCGGTTCGGTCATCCCACTATGTCGTCAACCGCTCTCGGAACTTTCCTTGGACGTTACAAGAACTTCCGAGAGGAAAGCGCGGACGGACGCGCTATTGCAAGAGCCGACTTGTTCTTGTCCGGAAACGCGAAAGAGACTCCACAAGGAAATCTCTTTGACTACGTAACGGGGCTCGCGTCGGAAGATCCAAGCGCGTTCGGAGCGTCGATCGTTTTCAAGCCCGGGGCGCGGTATCTTCGCCGGGACGGTGAAAAGAAGTACATCGGCGGGGACGTGCAACCGGAACGCGGCGAGCCCGTGTTTGTGGACTGCGAAGAACTCGTTGCTTGCGACCTTGTGGACGATCCCGCCGCGAATCCGGACGGCTTGTTTTCGCAATGGTCCCGGGCAACGTGGGCCGGACAGGTAACGGAGTTCCTTGATCTCCATCCCCATATCTTCGATCTATTCGAGGAAAACCCCGACGTAATGCGCGGGTTTTTGGTTCGTTATCGGGAGTACTTAGCGAGGAAGGGAAAGAGCATGGCAACGGATCTTGAATCGGCGGCGGAGACCGCACTTGACCAAGGGACCGAAGCGGAAGAGGCGGAAGCTTTGGACGTGGATCCCGGTGATACCTCCGAGGAAGTGGACACGGAAGCCGCGAGCGCGGAAGCCGACGGAGAGACGGTCGAGGCGAATACGGGGGAAACCCCGGACGCCGAAGCGACCGGAGAGGGAGAGACGGCGGACGACGCCGGGGAACCCGCGCCGGAAGCGACAGACGCGATCGATCCCGAGGCGGACACGGACGTTTTGCCTCCTAGCGATTCGCCCCAAGAGCAAGGGAGCAAAACGGACGGCGAGCGGTTCTTGGAAGCTTTCGGGGACGTCGGCGGAGTTTGGTTTGCGAAGGGATTGACCTTCGAGCAAGCGCAAGCGGCATACGTCGCGAAGCTCAAGGAAGAAAACGGGGAGCTCCGGTCGCGTCTCGAAGCATTGGACGCGGACGGCGAGGATCCGCTTTCCTTCGCAACCGCGCCGACCGCTCCGGCGGGGGACTTTGTTTCGCAAGCCAAGGCTAAGGCCGAAGCCGAGGAGATCACATTCTCCAAGGCCGCGTCCCTCTTGGCGAAGGAAAACCCGAAGCTCCATGCGGAGTACAAACGGAGCGCACGGGAAAGCGAGTAAACCGGCGAATGGCCGGACGACACTTGGAGCAGGAAAGGAAACACAATGGCACAGCAAGTTGCAAGCCCGATCACTTTCACGGCGAGCGAAGCGCTCTTGGCGTATCGTCGCGTTAAGCTTTCCAGCGGAAGCGGGACGGCGGTTGAGTACGCCGACGAGGGCGATTGGTTCTTGGGGATCACCCAAGAGAACGCCGCGAACGCCGGTCTTGTTTCCGTCAAGGACAAGAAAGACGGCGGCTCGACGATCTGCGTTGCAAGCGGCGCGATCTCCGTTGGCGCGGACGTTTACGGCGCGGACGACGGCAAGGTTTCCGCGAGCGTATCCGGAATCGCCATTGGCAAGGCGTTGACGGCGGCTCTCGCGGACGGCGACCAAGTGGAGGTTTACTTGGACGACTCGATCTCGGAAACGTGGAGCTAGGCGCGGGGATCTCCCTGTAAGACGCTCCGGTTCGACCGGAGTTCGAAGGACAGAAACAGAAAGGAACGACAATGCCAGGAATTGATCAAGCAACATACGGAGTCCCCCGTTTGGACCTTGGCGAAGCGCTCATGGAGTACATGGATTCCGAAACCAATTACATCGGAACCCAGGTCCTTCCGCTTACGCCGGTTCCGGTCGAGGGCGGCAAGTACTCCGCGATCGTCCGCGAGTCTCTGACCGCTTCGGTCAAAACCAACCGGGGCGACAACGCGGCTTACTCACGCGTCGGTTTGAAAGCCGAGGACGTGACGTACGCTTGCGAGGAGCACGGTCTTGAGGGTCCGGTTTCGCAGAAGGTCCGCCGTCGTTACATGAACGACTTTGACGCGGAACTCGCGGTTGCCAAGAAGACTCTTGGGGCGCTTCTGCGGGCGCAGGAGATCCGCGTTGCCGACGCCGTGTTTGACGCGGCGGTTTGGACGGGCGCGGCGCTCTATCTCGACGTGACAACCGTTTGGAGCAACGCCGCAGCAACGATCGTTGCGGACATCCAGGCGGGCAAGGACAAGGTGTTTGCGAATACCGGAATGGAGGCGAACTCGCTCATTCTGAATCGCAACGTCTTCTCCTATCTCAAGACGAATACCGAGATCCTTGGTCGAATCCAGGGAGCGCAGGTCGCGAGCGAGTCCGTTGTAATGGGTTGGCTTGCCGACATTTTCGGACTCGAACGGATCTACGTGGGGCGCGGCGTCTACAACACGAAGCCCGAGGGCGATACGGCGTTTGTTGGCGCTCCCATTTGGTCGGATTCGTATGCAATGGTTGCATACGTCCCCGAGGGCGATACGGTCATGGATCCGGCCATTGGTCGGACTTTCCTTTGGACCGAGGATTCCCCGACAAACGTTGTCTCCGAGTCCTACGAAGAACCCCAAACGCGTTCGACGGTCGTTCGCGTCCGCCAAAACACGGACGAGAAGATCATCGATCCGTATTTCGGGTTCCTGCTCAAGATCGACTGAGTGGACAACCAAGACGGCGAATAACCGGGGGGACGGGAGCAAACCCCGTCCCCCCTCTTTTTCCGGATTCTGACAAGGGGTTGGAGCTATGATGGAAGCGATCTTGGCTTTCCTGCAAACGGAAGCGGCGGCAAACCTAATCCTTGGGGCGATCGCTCTCGCGGTTGGATACTTTCTCAAGAGGTCCGCCGTCAAGAAATACAAGCTCGAACGGTGTATTCTCGCGCTCCAAACCGGCGTCCAAGAGACGTACGAAGAGTACGTAAAGTCTATCAAAGAGGCGTCGACGGATGGGAAGTTGACAGAGTCCGAAAAGATGCAAGCGCGGGACCGCGCATGGAACGCGGCAAAGGTGATTCTACAAGAGGAAGGGATCGACCTTGCCAAGTACTACGGGCCGCGCATTTCAAAGGCCGTTATCGAAGCGCTCATAAAGCGCTCAAAGACGGCGGGGAATATGGCGAAAGGAATTCTTGAACCCGAGGCGGACGGCGCGTAATGGCGATCGGGGAGATTGTCGGCGCGATTCTGGCCGCGTTACTCAAGGCGATTTTCGGAACGGATCAAATCCATGAGACGGAAGTTTGTAACCCCATACCGGAGATCGACCTTGACACGGGGATCGATCCTGTTGATCGCGATCGCGCTTTGCTTCGGGATTGCGGCTTGTGATTTGACACTTGGGCCAAAGGTCAAAACAAAGTTGATCGTAATGCGTCCGGGCAAGCCGTTTCATATACTCGAAAACCGAAAGGTACGGGGGCGGTTGCTTAACGAGGGGGGGGACACGGTAGCGCAAGACGTCGGGGGTTGGGTTGCAATGCCGCTCGACCATTGGGAAGCAATCAAGAGGACACTACAACGGGCGGAGAATAACTAGCATGGAAGTTCCCTTGGGGTTGTTGATCGGCGTCGTAACTGCGCTCGCGGGAACGTGCGGCGTTCTTTACAAAAACAACTTGACGCAACAAAAGCAAGTAGAGTCTCTACTTTCAGAAACAAAGGAGCTAATGGGCTCTCTTGCGGAATTGGTCCGCAGCGCAAACGGGCTCATGCTCGAAGTGAACCGCACAATGGAGGCTTGCCATATAGAGCGGGAAGCCGTCGAACATAGGGGGAACGTCAATGCTTAACTCCCGGGAGTTCGTCAAGGAAAGCCAAAAGACGCGGACGGTAATTCGGCAAGCGACTTGTCCCGAGGGGTTTTGCTTGGTAGTTGACGACGACGGGGGGACCTTTGAGGTAATAAAGAGACTATTGGATCGCGCAGGGATCGCGGCGGAGCAAGCGGAAAGCATTGACGCGGCGATCTCCGCCTTGCATGAAAAAGCGCGGCGGATAATCTGCGCGGTGATCGGGAATCACATTAACGGAACAGGGAGCGGAACGGACGTAATACGCGAGATCGAAAGAGACTGTCCGCAGATCCCTTATGTGGTTTATACGTCCGACGCGAGCGCGGCGGACAAACTCGCAAGACACTTTCCCCGGGCGAACGTCGTTCTCCAGGGGAACAATACGGCGGCGCTCTCCGAAGCGCTTGGTTTGTTATCGTAACGAAAGGGAAACACAATGGGAACTCCCGCGCCAATTTCGAATCTCACGGTTGAGAAGACAAGCAACGTCGAGTTCTTGAAAGACTCCGCGAGCTATTCGGTTAGCGTTTCGACGTCGTCAAGCGATCTCGAAACCTTGATCGGGGAAGCGTTGCCGGACAACGTCTTGGGAGTAACGGTTGTCGTCGGGACAGAGACGATCCATTACAATCCGGCGGGGACCGCGAGCGCTTCGAACTCCCACTTGCCCGCAGTCTTTACCATTTGGGGGACCAAGGCCGTTCTGGACCTTGCCGAGTTCTACGCGGCGTCCGGCGTCGAAATGGGCGTAATCGTCCACGTCCCCGCCTATACTCACGACGCCATAGGATAGGCGCGGAAAGAGAGAGGGCGACACTATGGCCGATCGCTATTGGGTTAACGACGACTCGGACGGCGACTTTTCCAATGCGAACAATTGGTCCGCAACGGATGGGGGCGCGGGCGGTGCGGGCGTTCCCGGGTCCGGGGACACTGCGCGGTTTGAGTCGACTGTAAACGACGACTGCACGTTGTCCGCAGACGTTACGACGGGACCAAGCTTGCGCATTTTCGGCGGATACTCAGGGACGATCGATCTTAACGACTACGCCTTGACGGTACAGAACGTCACGGTAAGCGCTAACTCTTGCACATGGAAAACGGGGACGGGGACGTTTACCATAAACGGGACAATGACGGTCGCATGGAACGTCGGGACAATGACGAAAGAGGGCGGAAAGCTTGTAATCGCCGGTACAAGTAAATCCGTCGACTTTCTCGACACATACGGAAACATAGAGGTAACTGGAACGACGATCTATTGTGGGCGAATGGTAGCGGACGATCTCACGATCAAGACAGGCGCGAGCATAGAGATCACGTCGTCAAGCAGCCGATGTAAGGATCTTTACGTTGAATCGTCCGCGACAATGACGATCACAACAAATACGATGGAGGTCGGCTCCGGAAGGAACTTAAAACAGCAAGACGGGACGATCAATGGGACGGGGACTCTCCGCTTTTACAATTGGGGCGGGACGCTTCCTTGGGTGTCGGGGATAACGCAATTCGATGTTGCTATTCAACTTTACTCGTTCAATCAAACCAAGGATCTTACGCTTGAGTCCGGGACGATTACGTTTGACAAGGGGCTCAAGTTCTTGATCGGGCCGTCCGGCTCGATCACGGTTAACAACGACACAAACGATCCGGTTGTATACATTGGCGGAGATTTCGCCCACGATCCCGTTTCGACGGGCGGGACTCTTACTTGGAACAAGGGCGTCGGAAACGTCATATTCAGCGGCAACGCCGGAACCTTTGCGGTCAATCTGGACGGGCAAGATTTCGAGGATACCCAATTTAACCAAGCGGGCGCAACTTGGCAACTCGCCAACGACGCGGAGTTTGTGCGGCTTCGCATACTGGCGGGAACCGTCAAGATGGGATCCGGCTCCATTGAAACGGGGGATTTGGATTGTTCCGGCGGGGCGCTCGAAATGGAAAGCGTTTCGCTCACCGTCAACGGCGGATACCAAGTGGGTTCGCTTTCGTCTCTTGACGCGGGGACAAGTTCCGTCGACCTTGCCGGGACGTCCGAAGCGATCTATACGACGGCGGCGACGTGGGACTTTTACGATCTCACCGTCTCGGGGAGTTACGATACGTCCGGCGTCGGGCGGAATCTCAATTGCAAGAACTCGATCACCGTAACCGGAACGCTCGATCTCGACAACGTCAATAGCACGTTGATCGCAACGTCAACGCTTGCGTCTTTCACCTTGACCGGCGGGACTGTAACCGGACTCGGGACGATTAGTTGGGGGACGGCGAGCGGGACGTTCCCAACGGACGGGACGATCAGTTGTTCGCAAGTTACATGGACTCGCGGGACGACGCTTCCGGCGAGGACGTTTGACGCGGATTTGATGTTACGCGTCAATCAGATCTCAACCGTTACGTTTGGGGCCGGGACTCTCACGGTAAACGGCGATCTCGCAAATACGGACAATACTTCGAACCTTGCGGTCACGTATGATTTTGACACAAACGATCCGACTGTCAACGTCTCCGGCGATCTGCTATTCAATACGGCGATCGGAACGCAAACGGTCGAAGCCGGGGCCGCCGTGTTTAATGTCGAGGGCTCCGTGGACGTGTCGACCGTCTCCACCTACACGGGCGGATCGGAGACGTGGAACCTTGCGGGCGCGGCGTCCGGGACGCAAACCATCGAGAGCAACGGAAAGAGCCTTGGGGCGTTTGTCGTCAACGATAGCGGAGCAATAAAACAACTCGTCGACGATTTGAATTGCGCGAGCTTTCAGCTTGACGACGGGGACTTGGACCTTAACTCCAAGACGCTTACGACGAGCGGGAACTTTGCCGTCAATAGCGCGGCGGACGTCTCCGATTGGGGAGGCGGGACAATCGACGTCGGCGGGAATTTCGGAGCGAACGGCACGGGGATTGGATCGGAACTTGTTATTGCGGCGGCGACGACGTGGACTCTTAACGTCACGGGCGGAGCAACGGCGCAATATGTCGACGTTCAAAACTCGGACGCTTCCGGGGGAACGGAAGTAATCGCGGCGGACTCGCTCGACTCCGGCGGGAACGTAAATTGGGATTTCGGGACGGAACGGACCGTAACGATTGCGGAAGTTGGGGCGCGGAACGTCCATGCTCCGCGCTTGCGCTTGCAGCGCAACGGGCGTTTGTACGGCTAACCCGCTTTGAGTTGGCTTATTGTCCTTGCGATTTGTGGGATCCTTGTAATGCTCTTGGCGCTTTGCGACGGCGGAAGGGATCGGAATGAGTAGCGGCGGATACAATCGAAGCACGTTTGGCGCGGACTTCCAAAACGTCGATCTCAAGTTCATACAAAAAGACGTCCGCTTGGATGCTACATACAAGCGCGGATTATCTACCGTCGATCTTGAGGTCGTCCGGGGCGCGGCGGTCACGAATTACGACGACCGCGCCGGAGTCGACATTGCGATCGGAGACGGAAGCTTTTGGATCAAGGCGGATCTGTTGGACTTCGGCTCCGGTCCCTTTGCGCCGGAAATGCACGATCAGATCCACACGGCAAACGGCGACGTATACGAAGTACTCGATCCGGGGCGGCTCGACGCCGAGAACATCCTTTGGAGCGTCCCCGTTGTCCGAGTGGATTACGTGCAACCATAGGGAGGAATCATGGCCGCAAGCATTGTCGAGCTATGCCAGGGGATCGCGGACGCGATAAACGGAGCCGGGAGCGGGACGTTCTCGGAGCCGTTTACGGCGGTCTTTGAATACGCGCCACAATACACGATCCCGGATACGGAAACTCTACGCGTCGTCGTAACCGACGCGGGCGGAACGATCGAGCGTCCGGCGCGGCGGCTTTTACAGTACGCGGACACGGCGCGAGTCGTCGTTATGTGGAGAGTCGCGGACGCAAGCGGGACCGGGATCGACGCGGATTTGATGGAGCGCGGGTTGGTTTTGCTCGAAGAGATTACGGAGTTTCTTTTCGGATTGCAGATCGGCAACTTTAAGCAATCCGGATCCCTTGTCCGGGGCGACGGGGAAAAAGACAAGTCCCATTACTACCCGGGGAACCTCGATCAAGGGCTTATCTTTGCGGCGGATCTCCGCATTGGCTATCAAAAGCAAGTACAGGTTTAGACAATGTTTCGACTCAACTTCCAGGAATCGATCGACGTCAAACCGCTTTTGCGCGAAGTCGCAAGGGCGAACCGGAAAGCGTTGAGCGAATCTGGAAAAGAGGTAAAGCGGGAAGCGAAAGCGCTTGTCAAAAGAAGGAAAGGAACGCGAGGAAGAAACAAGGCGGGAAGGTTTACGCGAGCCCGTGGCGGCGGAAGCAAGCCCGGGGAACCCCCGTCGAGAGTGTCCGGCGATCTCCACAGGTCGATCAAGTATGAGACGGGACGAACGATCGTCTTGGTAGGGGCAACAAGACCGCTTGGTTCGCACGGGTCGATCTTGACTTGGGGCCGGAAGGTCACAAGCAAAACCGGCGAGTTGCGCGAGCGTCCGTTCATGGCTCCCGCCTTGGAGCGGGTCCGGGGGCGATTGCCGGAGAAGTGGCGAAACAGACTGTAACAACGAAAGGGAAACGAAATGGCTGTAGATGTTGAAATTGGATACGAAAGTTCCTTGTATATCAATACGGGAACCTATGGGACGCCCACTTGGACCGAGATTACGCTTGCGCGTGATGTAACGGCAAACCAAGCGGTCGACCGGATCGACGTGACAAGCCGGATCACGGCGCGGAACGGTTTTCGCGCCAACGGTTACGGGTTGCGCGAGCTTGGATGGTCTTTCGATATGCTCGTTCCGGCGGGCGGAGAAGTCGACACGGCTTACAGCGCATTGATCGACGCGCAGAACGACCGGACGCCCGTTGACATTCTCCATGTCGAGGGCGGCTTGGTATCGGTTGACGGTCTGACCGCAACCCGCGCCGTTTGTGGCGTGTTTGGCGGCGAGAAAGGCGAGCCCTTGGCGGACGCTTCGACGCGTTCCTTTGAGCTTTCCTTTGCGCTCAACAGTGATCAAGACGTCCCGCAATTTGGGACGACGAGCGGCGGGGCATTTGTCCCAAGTAGCTAGGCCGCAGGTCCCACGTTCCCCGTTCCCTGCTTCGGCCTACGTGGGGTCGTCGCAGGGGCGGGGGTTTTTGATATTGCGAAGGAAACAACATGGACAGGTTACAGACTACGTTTCTTAACGAGAACGGGCGCGAATACGACGTAAAGGTAAGCGTCCCGATCGCCCATGAGTTTTGCCGCGTCAATGGGATCAAACTCGAAGGGTTGAACCCGCTCTTGCTCGACATTGCGCAATTGATCGATCTCGCTTATATGGCAACGCGATCCTCCAAGATGCAAGCGCTTGGGGAGACGAAAGATCAGTTCTTGGAAGGATTGGAAGGGGAGTCCTTTTCGCGTTGCCAGGACTGCGCGGTAAATGCGCTTGTAAATTTTTCCCTGCGAGTATTGCCGAAGGATCAAGCGGCGATACTCAGAGCCGAAGTCGAAAAGGTCCTAGCCGTAACCGGGGGCGGTCAAGACTCAAGCGAAAGCCCGGAAGATCTTGGGAGTGGCGGGACGTCTTCCGACTCTGCGGAAGCGTAGGACAGGATCCGTTTACAACGGGTTGTTCTCTGCGGGAGTTGGATTGGCTATACGAAGGGACGCAGATCGCACGGTACGAAGCGGACGCGTTGTTCGTAACGATGATCGCAAACATTTTCGGGAAAGAGCCGCGAGAGCTAACGGAATTCAACCCGCATCCGGAAGAGGGATAAGCAATGCCAGCAAACGCCGTCGCAATGGGAAAGGCTTACGTCGTCGTCGGAGCGCGGACGGGTCCGCTCTTTAAGGCGTTAGGCAACGCAGAAAAGCGGATCGCAAGGTTCGGCGCGAAAGTCGGACAGATCGCCGGGGGCTTCGCAAAGCTTGGGACGGCGATCGCTCTTCCGTTTGTCGCGGCGTCTCGGGTCGGCTTGGAATTTGAAAAGCAAATGTCCGAGGTTCGAGCCGTAACCGGAGCGACGGTCGAGGAATTCCAACGGCTCGAAAAGACGGCGCGAGATTTGGGGGCGTCGACTTCCTTTACAGCAAGCGAAGTAGGTTCGGCAATGGCGCAACTCGGCCGCGCAGGTTTTGAGGCGAACGAGATCATTGCCGCAATCCCGACGACGCTTGCTCTTGCCCGGGCGTCCGGGTTGGGGATGGGGGAAGTCGCGGAGATCGTGGCGGACGTGGGGCGAGCTTTCGAGGTAAGCGCGGGAGAGATTGTCACCGTTGCGGACGCGATAACCTTTACGGCAAACAATGCGACAACTAACATCTCTCAAATGGGGGAGGCGTTAAAGTTCGTCGGCGCGTCCGCCAACGCCGCCGGACAGAACTTGACGACGATCACCGGGGCTCTTGGTATCCTCGCAAACCAAGCGATCAAGGGAAGCCAAGCGGGGACGTCTCTAAATACGATCCTTGTCAAGCTCGCGGAGGTTAAGGTTCAAGATCGGTTGGCGGATCTCAAGGTGGAAATCAAAGACGCGTCCGGCGAAATGCGGGACATGACGGGGATCCTTGGGGACCTTGGAAAGCGTCTCGAAAACGTCGGACAAGTCGAGCGGTTGGGGATCCTCTTTGAGTTGTTTGGAAAGCGCGGACTCGCGGCGGCGCAGATTCTTACGAAAATGAACGCGGAATGGAGCGAGTTTACGCAACGGACGAAAGCCGCGACGGGCGTTACGCAAACGACCGCCGACATTATGGAGGGCCGGTTCAATAAAGCGCTCAACCAAGCCAAGAGCGCGTTCGAGGGATTGCTAATCACGATCTCGAAGCAAGTACAACCTACGTTTACGGCTTGGCTAAAGACGCTCACGGACACGTTTAACCAGATCGCGATTTTCACAAAGGAAAATAAGGATCTTGTGATTACGCTTGCGGAAGTCGGGGCCGCAGCGATCGCCCTTGCGGGCGCGTTTGGAACGCTTGCGGTTGCCGCCAAGTCCGCTTCGTTTGCGATTGGGCTTGCGTCCGGCTTGGGAGGGGCGGTCGCGGCAACCGGAACCGGGCTCGCGGCTCTTGGTACAATAGCGAAAGCGACGGCGTTTACGTTTGCGGCAAGCGTCGCGCCGTCCGTAGGATCTGCGGCGTTGGCTTTCCAGGGGCTTTCCATATCTACGCTTGCGGCGTCGTCCGGGTTGCTCAAGCTAAAGGCGCTCGTCGCCGTTGGCATAATCGCGCCGTTCGCAGCGGCGGCGACAATCATTGGTTCCGTCGTCGCGATAACGTGGAAGCTTTGGAACCTTTGGAGCGACAATAAAGCGATAATAAAGGTCCAAAACGACATTGACAAACTCAACATAATCATGCGGGAGCAAAAAGACGCGCTCGACGATCTCGACAAGCTCGACGAAATCTTGGGGAACAAGCTCGACGCCGAGGGCGCGGTTGCGGACGTTGACGCGAGGATCCAAAGGCTAAAGGATCTCGGCAAGACCGAGAAGGAAGTAACCGATCAACTCTTAAAGGATCGTGAGATTCTTGCCCGTCAGTCTTCCGCCGACTTGCAGGGAAGCGCGTTGGGTGGGAATCAGCGAGACGAAATGCAACGCCGCTCCAAGTTGTTACTCGGGGCGACGCAACTTGCGCTTGACGAAAACAAAGCCGCGACGATCAAGAGCGAAAAGGAGAAAGCCAAGGAAATTCTTGATATTCGCTTGGACCTTATCGAGAGGCTAAAGAAACTCCAAAGCGACTTCGAGGGCAAGGTTCGGGATCGCGGCGCGGCGGAAGCGTCGGCGGCGGACGCCGAGGCGTTCAAGAAACGTCTTGGGATTGATCCGGAACAAGTCGCGAAGGACCTTGACCAAGTGATCGCACGGGGCCGCGTAAACCTCGCAAGACTGAAAGCGGAAGCGGACGACGCGTTCGCGCAAGCCGGGGAAGCCGCGACGCGGGACAATGTCCGGGCGGCGCAGGAGGCGGTCGCTGCCTACAATATGGAAGCGAAGGGGCTTGACGTCTTGGCGGCGCGGCGTCGCCAAGCGGCGCAAGCGTTGACGGCGATCGCGCAGGAAGAAAAGGATCGGGCAACCAAGACGATCGGAGAGGCGGTCGCCCTACAGCAAAAGATCATCGACTCCGGCAACGTGAACCCATTTATCGAAGGGGCGACGTCGCAGTTTGACGGCTTAACCGAGGCGGCGAAAGACGCGTTGACGGGAATCCTCGAAGAGATCCAACGCTTGCGGGAAGCTTTCGCGGACGGACTCATTGACGAGGCGACGTTTCGGCGGGATCTCGCCGGACTGCGCGAGCAAGCGGACGACGCGTTCGCAGCGCGGCGCGGCGGAGCCGGGGGCGCAGGGACAACGCGCCGCGAGACGGGGACCTTTGGGACGTTCTCCGCGAGAGAGGCGGCGGGGAGTCTCGGACCGGCAACGCTCGCCGTCGCAAAGGAACAACTCGGAGCGCTCCGCGAATTGGTCCGCCTTGGTAAGAAGAACTCAGGAACGGCGGCGTATACAGGATAAAGGGAAAGACAATGGCGGACTATGACGATTACAGACCGACAAGCGAACTTACTTGGACAAGCGACGGAAAGACGATAACCCGCACAATCTATATCCGGGCGCTTGACGAGATCGAAGCTCACCAGCACGTCGACGCGCCGCAACGCGGAGACGCAATCGATCTCTCCGATTCTTCCGGCGTCAATGAGTATCTGTATTGTACGGAGGTCGACGTTGCGCAAATCGCGGAAGCGGCGGCGGACGACGATCAGAATTTCTTGTTCGAGGTAACGGCTACCTATAGTCCGCTAGGCGGGCGCAATCCGACGCCGGTTGAGGGCAAAGCAACATGGAAAGTCGGCTTCCGTCCGCAACAGATCTTGATCCGGGAAGTCGACAACAATTCAGATCAAACGCATTACGCGCCGGGAAGCGGGGCGGAGGACTGGAAGCCCGTAACGACCGGGATCAACGATACGCAAGAGGGGCCGCAGGGAGTCCAGATCGACGAAATGGTGGAAGCTCTACAGATCGAGTTTTGGAAGAACCCAAGCGACGTCGAGGACTATTTGGACGACGTCCGTTCCATCGTCAACAAAACGAATAACGCCGCGTTCGAGGGACCTTGGGGAAGTTACGCCGCCGGGGAAGCCCGCATAACGGGGCTCGACGTTATCCAGAACGGCGAAGATATTACAAGCGTTTCCGTCGAGATCTCGCGGAGCCGCAATCGCTCCGGGATCTCTGTCAGTCTGGACAACGGCGGCGGGACTTCGGTTAGCGTCGACAAAGACGGTTGGCAATACCTTTGGGTTCGGTGGATCAAGAGTATCGGTCCGACCGATTCGGAAGAGAAAGTTCTTCCGCGCCGAATTGACGCGCACGTGGCAACGGTCTATGAATCGGGCGACTTTGGTTTGCTTGGCGTAACCGACGATATATGGAGCTAGTATGGCGATCCCATTTGTCAAAACCGGACAAGCGATCCGGACGAGCCCGCTAAACGACGTCGTCCGGGCGGTTAACCTCTTGCAGTTTGGATCGGGTCCGGCTTTCCCCGGGATAGGGCAAGCCGGGATCCCCGCGCTCGCCTTGAACAAGACCGGCGCGGATATGAAGATGGGGCATTGTGCAAGCATTATCTACGACAACGCGACGTCCTACCGGGACGATCCAACGCAACTCCAAGGGGTCGGAACGGTCTTGCGCTTGCGGGCTCCAACGGCGGACGATCTCGGGAACTTTGTTATCGCGGCGGAGAGCATTGCGGACGACCAAAGCGGATACGTCTACGTTTCCGGCGTCGTCTTGGCGCGGGTTGCGGACCTTGAGGGATCGGGGCCGGACGAATTGGCGGACATAGACGACACGGGCGGCGACACGGACGTTCTCAAGTTTGGCGCGTCCGGCGCGGCGCGAGTAATGGACATTATCACGGAGACAAACGACGCCGGGATCTCTTGGTGCATGATCAAGTTTCCTCTTGGTGGCGCGTTGGAAGGGACCGCAGATACGCCGTTTCTTGTGGGCCGCGATCCGGACGACGATCCGGATTACGACATATTGCATCCAGAAGCAATCGAAGAGACGGAGTGGGATCGCACGGAGGACGAATACCAAGACCAAGGATCCGGGTCCGTTCTCACGGACGGGCTAAAGCTCACGATCCAAACGCGGACGGAATACTTTGACACGGGCGACGAGAAACTTTACGGCTACTTCCGCGACTTTGTGTTTGACTCCGCCGGATTGCTCTTGACGGTCGGACCGGAGATCCGTTACGAGATTGAGGCTCCGGTTGTTTGTTCGTAGCTGGACGGGTTAACCTATAATGACGCACATGCGGAAACACGCCGTCAACGGACACTTGACGAAACAGAAAACGGTTGCGGACAAACCGCTTGTCAAGTGTCCTCTTCCCTGCGACTATCCAACTTTGTATCTCACCGTTTCGGGAGCCGTTACCAAGAACGTTTATTGGTGCGGCTTTAGCTGGAGTCTCCCGACGGATAGCGGCTTGCGAGTCGAGGCTTGCCCTTGGAATTGGCAAGCCGGTTGGACGTATGTTGATTACTCGCCGTCCCCATTTGCTCCGCCGTCTTACATTGTACGGAGGAAGATCGGCGGGACTGAGTTTTGGATTATGTCGAACCACTATACGATCCCGTATGCCAATTGGAAACGGTCGCTAACTCTTTTTCGGAACGTCTTGGATACGCGGATTTACTTTACATGGGGGACAATCTACGTCGTCCACTACCATTTAAACGAACTCAATATTCAACCCGTAAGCGGCACGATCGGACAACCAAAAAGAGACAAGAAGGTTTGGCTTGCTTATTCGACTGTCACTCCCTACAGCTCGCTAAACTTGATCCTCGGAGTAGCGGAGCCGGTTGTCAATCCTACAACTCAGAGTTACACGTTCGACACGACAACGCCGAGCGCGTTCTACAATCAGAAAACGATCAACGGTATCACGTACAAATGGGAAAAGGGGAACGGATGGCCACATTGATCAGCGGTTGCCCGCGTTCGGGAACTAGCCTAATGATGCGGATCCTTATGGAGACGTTCGGAGAGGATCGGATCATTGGCTCCGGATTCCCAATGGAGGAAGCGCAAGAGGACGACGGACAAGCGGAAGAGGGGGAAGCTCCCGGCGTCGCGTCTCTCCGGAAGTATGCGAAAGCCCGTCGGCTCCGGCGGGGCCGCACGGAAAAGAAAAGAGAGAAAGCGCGGGACATGAACCCCGGCGGGTTCTTCGAGTCGACAAATTACGCCGTCAAGGGGATCTCTTTCCGATTGGATTTGCGGGACGAATTGCGGCGCATGATTGCGGGATCGAATCCGGGCGTTTTCGTCAAGGTGGTTTCCCAAGGACTACAGAACACGAACCCGCTCTACGTCGACCGCGTGATCTATATGGTGCGAGATCCCCGCGCCGTCGCCAAGAGCCAAGAGCGCTTGACGGTTCCGGGCTTCAACGATCAAGGCGGGCCGGTAGTCGACGGCGTCGAGCAAACGATCCATTCCGCGCAGATGTTTAACCGCGTTTCAATGGGCGCGGCGGCTTGGTTTTTGGCGTTCCCCGTCCCTGTCCACTTTGTCGAATACGACGACTTGATCGCGGAGCCCGCCGCAACCCTTGAGCGCTTGCGACTCTTTTTGCTTGAGGGGGACTTTGCGAAAGCCGTTGGCGTAATCGATCCGGAGCTCCGCCGGAGCATCCCGGAAGAGGACAGAACCGGCGAAGAGTGGGACCTAGCGGACGCGCTATACGCAAAGCTCCGCGCCGGTGATTGGCAAGGGCTCCGAGACGCCGCCCGCGCCCACTTCGATCGGAAGCGTAAGGAGTCGTTCGCAAACGCGTTCTATTGCTTCCGCATGAACGCGAAAATGTCGCGGACGGAGTGCGAGTTGTGTTATTCCCATCCCGACACGGCTTCGAACTTCTGTATGTCGGCGGAGACAATCCGCGTCGATTGGCGGAAAGAACCTTGCGCTTATGAATGTTTGACGCAAGGAAAGACGGTAGAGGAAAGCATTGCGGGGACGCATTGGACCGGACCGCCGCGCCCTTGCAAGTTCCGGGGCGACGTCTCGGACGGATTCGCGGTTGCGCGGCGTCCGTGTTTGGGCGCAAGGGTCGACTGTCTTTGTCCGGACAATCTCGCGGACTTCGTAACGGCGAGCGTTTGCGGCAAGGGACGTTGCAAGTTCTACGCGGTAGACTAACAAGACGGGTTCTCGGAAAATGAATTGGCTTATTGTCTCCCAAATGCGGAGCGGGTCGACGTTCCTTGGGGAAGCTTTGCAAGCGCAGGGGTTCCCCTATTATAATGAGTTGTTCACTCCGGAGATTTGCCGCCGCTCGAATATCCTCCCCCGGGACCTTGACGACAACATAAGCGCGTTTGTCTTGGATCAAGTTTGGTCGCAAGAGCGGGCGGGCTTTAAGATGATATACGGGCAGGCTACGCCGGACGTATGGGCGCGGCTTGTTCTTGCGCGGTTCGTAAAGGTAATCCACCTTGTCCGGGACGACGTCTTGGAGCAATATTCGTCCGTTCAATACTTGGAGCGCGTCGGAGTTAGCGCGAGAGTCGACGGCGTATGTCTTGGGACGGATGGGAAGGAAGCGACGCCGGACCTTGGCTTTCGGATGCGGGTCGATCCGGATCACTTCCGGGATTGGTTGGAGCGGAACCGCTATTGGCGGGAGTTTGTTTGGCGCTCTTTCCGAGACGGTCACGACTACCAAGAGATCCCCTTTCCCGAAGTCTTTACGGAACCCGCCGTCAAGCGCGTTTGCTTCCGATTGAATCCAAACCACAAACACAAGCGCGGCGCAATGCCAGGACACAAAGAGACGCCGCGACCGCGAGCGCGGGATATGATTACGAACATGGAGGAATTGCGGCGCGAGTTTCGGGGGACGGATTGGGAAAGGGTCTTGGAATGAATCGGACGCAGTTTGTATCGATCGAGATCGGGACGGGTTGTAATCTCGGGAAAGAACATACGAAATGCCCAAACATGGATCCGGCGCGTTGGGCAAACGTCGACACGTCCCGCGCCTTGACAGACGAAAAGATCCTTGACGTCGTCCGGGAAATGTACTCGCGACACGGGTTCACCGGGGCGATCGCTTGGCATTACTACAACGAACCCCTCTTGTATCGGGATCGGATGCTCTCCCTTATGGAGCGGATCAAGGCGGAGATCCCCGCGTCCCGCTTTGCCCTATGGACGAACGGCGAACTCATCGAGGCGAATTGCGATTGGATAAAGGCGTTCGAGTACGTATGGATCACGGACTACCGGGGGCAGGGATTCCGACACGTCAAGCGCCGCGTTCGGAAAACCAAGGTTATGCGTTGGGGACTCGACGGGCGGAAAGAGCCGCAGGGGGAAGAGAGCTTGGGGGCTTGCGGGCGTATGTACTCCGAGTTTGTGATCGACCATTTCGGGAACGTCCATATCTGTTGCATTGATTGGGCGCGGAACGTCGACCTTGGCAACGTATGGGATCGATCGCTTGCGGCGATTGTCGAGCAATGGCAGAAGATCCGCGCCTTGGTAAGCGGGCCGGAAATGGACAAAGAAGCTCCGGAGTTTTGCCGCCGTTGCACTTGCCGCCACGCTCACGTTGCGAGCTTGATCCCGTCGATTGCGCAGGGGGGGAGAGACAAGCGCGATCGCCGCGTCGCAAGGCGCAGGGAGAGGACCGCTCCGCCGTCCAAGTTGCTCGCCGTCGCCGGGATCCGTAGAGAGGGAACGAACGATCGCGCTTGGCTCGACTATCACGAAAGGATCGCGGACAAGGTCTATCTCGAAAACGATTGGATGCAAGCGGCGCGGCGGTTGAAAAAGTCCGGCGCAATGTTTGTCGCCGTAATGACGACGGCGCAACGTCTCCAAGGGGACGTCCGGGAAGCGCTCGAACGTCACCCAAACGAAAACATTTTGACTGTAAAGGGATGCGGGCTCGACAACGAACCGCGCACGGGGATCACGATCGGCAAGCTATCGGAGATCGCGAAGTGGGCCGGACCGCGTCCCGTACTCGGGAGCCGCTTTCGCAAGAAAGCGATCGCCCTTGAGGAATTGATCGTCCTAAGCGAAGCGCTCCCGTCCCGGCGGCGCGTCGCTGTAACCTTTACGCATTACCGGATCCCGGAACAACGGCTTGCCGACCATTTCCAATGGAACGACGAACTATACCGGAAGCACGGGGCGCGGGTCTTTGTTGTTACGGATCGCCAATATGACGTCCCGGCGTATGCGCGTTGCCTCGTCTATCCCGAGGAAATGCCAACGTTCGCGCTCTCGAAAACGAGCAACTACGGGATCCGGTACGCTATCGACTGCGGCTTTTCCGTCATAATCAAGACCGATTCGGATATGGTTTATCCGGCGGAGTCCTTTGCGGAAATGGTAGCGACCGAAGAGGGGGAGGCGGTGATCCCCGTTTATCGTATGGCGAGCAACTATACGGAGCGGGAGACAAAATACGTCGCCGCCCCCAAAGCAACCGGAACGATCGCAATGGTTGGCGCGGATTGGAAGCGGGCGAGATTTCATGAAAGTTGCAGGGGTTACGGTTGCGACGACGGGATCTTGAGAAAGGACATTGCGCGAGCCGGGATCCTGGAAAGGCGCTCAAACGTGATCTACCATATCGCCCACGTTCCCGATACGCCGCAACAGGAGTTTAACAAGGTAACGCCAAGGGTCGATCATTGGAATCGGGATACGGGGTTTAACCCCGAGAATTTCGCGGGGAACCGGACGTTCCACCGCAAGCGGGACAAGGTCGACGCTTGGGGGCTCCCGGGGATCTCCGCGCTTGCGATCGTGGCGACGCATTACAGAATGCCGCTTGCCCGTTTGGATCAATGGATCGAGTGGAACGGAAAGCTCTTCGAGGAATACGGAGCCCGGGCGATCATCGTCTCCGACGTCGAGCGCTCCGGCTTGCCGGATTGGTTGCGGGTTGCGGTATATCCGGTAGAACTCGAAATGTTCTCCCTTTCCAAAACGAGCAACTACGGGATCCGGTTGGCGGGCGGCGGGATCGTTGCCAAGACCGATCCGGACTGCGCGTTTTCTCGGGAAGCGCTCGACGCTTGCTTGACTGTAACGGAGACGGTCGGGATCTGTCCGCGCTATTACATGGCGCATAGTTACGAGGCCCGGGAGCAAGCCGCGTACACTTGGGACGCAAGCAAGGGGACGCTCGTTCTCCATTGGGATCACTGGAACGCGATCGGGGGATACGACGAGCGGTGCGAGGGATACGGGATCGAAGATGGGGACGCTTACGAAAGAGCGCGACGCGTCGAGGGCCGCGACGTGCGACGTCTCAAGATTCCCTTCTGGCATATCGCGCACAGTAAAGAAAAGCAAACCCGGGGGAATACGCGGAAGGACTGTTGGAACCGTCAAGCCGGATTCAATCCCCGCAACCATAAAGCCAACGTCCGATCCATGCGCGACGACTATTGGGATCGCGAGTCGTGGGGGATCCCTTCCGTCGAGTAACCTGCCAAGCGATCCTCCATCCCGACGTCGACCGACGACCAAGGATCGCGCCGCCCCCGGGAGCCCGCCGCAACCCCGGGGGCGGCTTCTTTTTGTATGTCCCGATAATTCGAGGGAGAATCCGCCGGAATGGGGAGAACCCCTAGAAAGCAAAAAAAAATTTGAGGGGTTGCGCGGAAATTGCCGGTTTCCAGGGAGGCGGCGGCGGAGTCCCTATAGACAAGCGCCGGAAAGGGGGCTTCCTGCAACGCTTCCGGGCTCCGGCGAGTCGTTGGACCTTGGCGGGCGGCGATTGCATAGAGCGCGTTTATGGGCTTATTTCGGAAAGTTATAGAAAATTATGCAGATTGTATAGTTTCCGCTCGACATAGACTATACAGACTGTATAGTTAACTACATGGAAAGCAACGGAACAACTCGGACGGGTCATAACGGAAGGGGATTGGAAATGGTAACGATCGAGACGGTCAAGGAAGCGGTGCGGCGGCAAGAGACGACAACCATTATTGACGCGGTACGGTTGATCGGCGGCGGAGACGTGGATCAGAACTTGCGGATAGCTCGCGCCGCCGCGATCGACGTCTTGGCGGAACGCAAGGGCGACGCGTTCGCGGATTACATTATGGACTTGATCGGATTGTAAGGCTTTCGCCCCCGGGGACGTCTCCCCGGGGGCTTTCTTTTGACGGTCGATACGGAAGGGGATTGGAAATGGATAAGGACAAGGAACGGGAAGCGGCGAGAGAGCGCAAGTCGGGGCAAGCGACGCGGGCTTGCAAGGGTTTGCAGCGGCTCCAAGACGGGCTCGACTCCTGCTACGATCGGATCGGATCGTCGCGTCCCTTTATGATGGACGCCGACGAGATCGTTTTGGTTGAGAGCTACGCGGCGGACGTGCATAAGATCGCTCGCTTTCTTGCGACGCTCGACAAAACCAAGACGCCGATCGCGTCGGAAGCGTAAGGCGACTCCGCCCCCGGGGAGATCCCCGGGGGCGGCTTTCATTGACGGTCGATACGGAAGGGGATTTGGAATGGATAAGGTATTGGAAGCCAAGGGGTCGGACACTTGCGCGGGTTGTGTCCATAATTGGCGCGACTATTATTGCGAGCTATGGAACGACGGTATTTCCTGTGACTCGAAAGCTTGCCGCCCGAAAGCTCGCGCCGTTATGGAGCGCGATCTTGCGGAGCGTCGGGTTTGGTGGATCATACAATCCGCCGCACAGGAAGGAAGAGGGGAAGCGGAAGCGCTTGACAATCTTCGGACGTGGAGAGACGCGAACCCTTGGGCGCAGATTGCGGCGGATAAGCTCCGCGAGATTGTTGGCGCAACTTTCGCCCCGCAGAAATAGGGCTCCGCCCCCGGGGATCTCCTCCGGGGGCTCTCTTCGAAAGGTCGAGGCATGACGGGACACGAATTACGCGAAGCGCGACGGGCGATCGGTTTGACTCAAGAGGGATTGGCCGCACGTCTCGGCGTCGATTCGAATACCGTTGCGCGTTGGGAGCGCGGCGAGAGCAAAGCGCCGGGAAACTTGCTTTCTCTTGCAATGCTCGCGCTCGCTGCGTCGAAGGAAAGCGGACAGGTTATAGAATGTTGATTGAGAGGGAGTCGAAATGGGCTTGACACTCGGACAAGAGCAAGACGGGATCGAAATCATTTCCGCGTTCTATAAGGGCGGCGCGAGCGAAGAGAACGCGTTGGCGGCGGCTTGCGAAATTCTCGGACTTGAGACGGAAGCGGAAGCGGAAGAACTCCGCCGCGCTTTCATCTACTACGAACGCGACGCCGGGGACGATCGGATCTTCCTGGAGGTATTCATTCAAGACGAGACGGAATCGTTGACAATGGCCGATTATGCTTGATCGGTCGGCGGCGCTCCATATCTTTTCGAGTTTGCGCGTTGCGGCGTTGCGCGTACCTTACACCGGGGGATCGGTTGCCTTGCAGATTAGACAAATCCTCCCCCCTACCAAGGCACAAACGCCGGACCGATCCCCCCTTCGCTCCGGGCGGAACGACCGCCCGGGGCGTCGTATTTCTAACAAGCCGCAAGGCCGTTTCCCATTGCTTCCGATTGCGCTCTTGCTTGCGGTCGTCTCGATATGGACGGCGGCTTGGCTCTTGCTTTTCTTTGCATAGCGGGGAACAACGATCGCGGGTTATCTGACACGGACGGAATGTATCATGCAAGATCCCACCATAAAACCGACTCAACCAAAACACGAAGGGAGCGGCAATGCCGAAGCATAAAACGCGGATGACGGTTGACGAGTTGACGACGGCGGTTAAGGCGTTGCGGCGCAAGGCGGCGATCCTGGAAGCGGCTACGTTCGTTGCTTTTGCGCTCGCGCTCTTGTCCGCTTGCGTTGTCTTTGCACAATAGGCGGTCCGCGTGGGCCGCTATTGATTGACGGGTTATCGGAGGGTTTGATTATGAAGAGGATTAGAGTTGAATGGGGAACGGACGTAATGGCTTGCGGCGAGTGGTTGTCGAACACTCACATTCTGTTGAGGCGTGATTGGTACAATAGGCGCGGGCGTTGTTCTCCGGTACTTGACGCGACGATCAGAACCGGAATAAGCGGCAAGACAAAGACGGCGGGCAAGGATTGGAATACTGGTTGTTCTCTCCCCCTGCTATCCGCCGTAGCGAAGCAAATGCAAAAGACGGATCTGATTGCGAAGGACTCGGGCGTAAACTTCTGTCAATTTCAATCCTACCACAAAGACCACAATACAAGACTTTTTATAGTTCCGCCGGGGCGCTTGGTTGGGGTCGGCGCTCCATACGCTCCGCTCGCGTCCTCCCTTATCGTCTATGCTACGGAGGACGATGGAGGTCCGCTAACGCTTGCGGACGGGGAGGACTTGATCGGGTTGCTCGCGACGAAAACCGGAGACGATTACGACTGGAGATTGTCACTTACCAAGGCGCTTGGTAAATGGGACGAATCGAAAGGGATTGACGATGGACGGTAAAGGCGGCGTTTTGATGGTACGGATCGACGGTAGCGCGGAACAAGCGGAGACGCTTGCGGCGAAGCTCCGCAAGTGGACGGGACGCAGGAAGAACGGACGCAAGGCGCGGAGTCGCGTTGCGGACTCGGCGGGATCGCCGGATAGAAAGACGGCGGCGGAAGCGGTCGAACGTGGCGGGAAGCCATTACAAACGAGTTTGTTTTAACACAAGACGAAAGGCGACAGCATGGCAGGGTTTAACCGTATTCACTTGGTCGGGAACCTTACGCGGGATCCGGAGTTGCGATATACGGCGAAAGACGTAGCCGTTTGCGACTTTGGGATCGCGGTCAATGAAAAGCGCAAGGGACAATCCGAGACGTTGTTCATCGACGTAACGACGTTCGAGAAAAGCGCGGAGTCCGTTGCGGAGTATCTTGTCAAGGGGCGAACGGTCTTGGTCGAGGGCCGCTTGGTCAAAGAGGAATGGACAAGCAAGGACAACCAACGCCGCTCGCGTCTCAAGATCATAGCAAGCGGCGTTCACTTTATCGGGCGGGCGATCAATGATTAGCGCGAGACTGCGGCGGGCGGTCCGGGCGTTTGACGCTCACGTGTCCAAGGGCGGCTCCGCCCGTATGTTCTTCGAGGGCTCGCAGTATTCCAGAGAGGAAGCGCTTTGGATCATGGACGAAAGCTTGGATCGCTTCCTTGATCGGGTTTTTGCCGGAGACGGCGAGACGGGACGGGGGACGGATCATGGTAGAGAGGACGTCGATCGACGCTTACAGACTAGCCAAGGAACAACGCAAGACGCAAGAGGGAACGCTTTTGGCGTTGCTTCGACAGTATCCCGAGGGATTGACGGATTCGCAGATCGCGGAGCGTATGGGGCTTGCGAAGTCCCAAGCGAGCGCGAGACGCAACGGGATAAAGGACAAGCTCGCGAGCGGCGGCGGCTTGGAAGCGCTCGCAAAAGTTGGGACGATTACGGATCCCAAGACGAAAAAGACTGTGAATCTTTGGGCGATTGTGCGGCGGTCTGAGGGGCAAACGAAACTCTTTTGATTGTAGGTCATGGGGATCCCGGCGGCGGTGGGATCCCCCGAGTGAAGGGAAAGAGCATGGAAAAACAGGACTTGCCATACTTGCCACTATGGATCAACGATCTAATGAGCGACAGAAAAGCGATCTGTATGACGGCGGAAGAGTTCGGATCGTATATGTTGCTTCTGATTTCGCAATGGAAAGACGGTCCGATCGATCCGGAGGACATGGACGGGATCGGGCGGTGCAAGGTAACGCGTCGCGTCCGGCGTTGCTTTCCGAAGGGAGTAAACGCAAAGCTCGAACGGGTCCGGGCGGAAGCTTTGGCCGTGATCGAGGGCCGAAAGGACAGGGCAAGAGCGGCGGCGGGGGCGCGGTGGGGGAATGCGGAAGCAATGCCGGAGCAATGCCCGGGCAATGCTCAAGCATTGCGCAAGCAAAGCGGAAGCAATGCCGGGGCAATGCTTGGCGATGCCATACCAAGAACAAGACCAAGACCAAGAACAAAAGATCTTACTCCGAAAGCCCAAAACAATACGGGTTCCAAGGGGAAAAGCGGCAAGCCGACCAAGGCGCAACGGACAAAGGGGATCAAATTGGCCGGGACGTTTTGGGATATTGGTACTCTTTACAAGATATTTTCTTGGGCAGGATTAGAGAAGCCGGAGGATCTGTTTTGGCTTGCATGGAATTGCAAGGGAGCAACCGGAGCAAGCGAGCATGGGTTTTCCGTAGTAACGACAAAGCTTATGGAGTTGAAAGCGTCGGAAAAGAAAGGACAGAAGATCGACAACCCGGGCGGCGCTTGCGTTGTCGCGTTGCGCGATAGCGGACAGAAGGTAAACGACAAACTATACACTTCCGTTTGTAAGGTAATCACAGAAGCCAAGAAAACGAAGGGATCCAAATGAGAACGAGTCTAACCTATCTCGCAAGCCCATACACCGATCCGGATCCGGAAGTAGAGGAACGGAGATACAAAGCGGTTTGTCTCCAGGCGTCGAAGATGCTAAAGGCGGGGGAGTTCGTCTTTTCCCCGATTGCGCATTGTCACCCAATAGCCAAGGCGGGCGGACTCCCCGGGGACTTCGGTTTTTGGATTGAGTACGATCGCCGCATGATCTCCGCTTGCGATTCTCTCGCGGTCTTTATGCTTCCGGGATGGGACGAAAGCACGGGGATCGCCGGGGAGATTGGGATCGCCAAGATGAAAGGGATCCCGATTCGATACATTGATTGTCCGGAGTCTTATTGATTACACGAAAGGAAGGAAAGGAAAGGCTATGGCGAGAAAGCTTACGGCGGAGCAACTTGAGAACCGGATCGTCCGGATTCTCAACATACTCGGAAAGGTCGACGTTTGCCGATACTGCGGTTTGCAGATATGGTGGACGACGACCAAGAGCGGAGAAAAGTTCCCCGTCTCCTGCGACTTCCTGCCGCATTTCGCGGACTGTCCCAACTACCCAAAGAGAGGGAAAAGGAATGCCAAACGCGAACGCACAGATTAAAACCGCGATCAACCGTTGTCTGTCTCGGATCCAAGAGGGCGTCAACGATCGGATCGAGGAATGCAAGATCCAGATCCGCAAGCCGGATCAAGCTATGCGGTCCGGCTCGACGTCTCACCTTGACGCGGTGGAACTCTTGCGGCTCGACGTCAAGAACTATTTTGAGGGATTGATCGCCGGGGAAAAACGGTAAGACAACCGACAGGAAAGGGAAAGACAATGGCAAAGAAAGCGAAGGAAGCGGCAACGGAGAACGCCGAAGGAAAGCGGTTTGCGGCGGCGACGGGGGACCTTGAGAGCATACGGCGTCGGATCCTGGAGGTCGCCAAGGAATCGACCGGGAAGCGCAACAAAGCCCAATCTCTGCTCTTGCAAGCGGCGCAAAAGTTGACGCTTGCCCAAGCGCAAATCGAGTCGGAGTTTATTGCGGAGCATCCGCAAACGTATCTCGACACGTTGGGCGCGGCGGCGGCGGCAAAGACGGAAGGGGGGAACGGTGGAGCCTAAATGGAAGAAATGGGCGCGTGAGAATATGCCGCCGGAGTTGTTCGCGGAAATGGAGGGCGACAGGGATTGGACGGCGGAACAACTACGCAAGGCGCGAGCGGAGTTGGGGGAGTTGCGCGGGGCTCTTTCCCTATCGGCGTTCGACGTCTCCCCCTGCGGAGCTTGTGGCTTGCCGGTCGTATGTATTCCGGACGGCTTGCCAATGTGCGAGCCGTGCGCGAAAAGAGCAGAAAGGGAGCAATAATGGCGGACGGTGGAGAATTGCGCGAAGAGACAAGCGCGGACGATCTATTGGCTCTTGAAACCGGACGCGTCGAACATCTTGTGGAGACGCTTTCGCCGGAGCGGGTCCGCAAGCTTTGCCTCGTCTATTGGGAGCGGATACAAGCGATACGGGAAGCGCTCCGGCGCGGCGCAATGGAACTCTCCCATTGCCAGGAATGCCGACAACCCTTCGCGCATAGACTCGGGGGCGGGGCGAGTTGCGCCGCTTGCGAAGCTAGGCGTAAAGAGGAAGAGCGGGAAGTCGACGGCGTATCTACGGAGTTGCGCTTGTGGTACAGCGCTTACGAATTGCTAGCACAGGAGCGCGGCGTTTGGTGGGTTGCAACCGGGAATCCGTTGGACTATCAAGAATCTTACGCCGATTATACTCCGGAGGAATTCTTGGACGAAGAGTTGGACGCCGCCGCGAATACATAGGGGAGAGACAATGCGGTTCGCTTTGTATGTCTATTGGTTTGCGGTTGGCGTGTTTCTCGGAATATGCCTTGGAACTAGCGTCGAGCGCGGGCGCAAGCTCCAAACGGTATTCGAGACGATCCCCGTCTCCGTTGCGGAGTTGGGACCGGCTCACGCGATCGCGCACAATGTTTTGATATACAGTTACGGAGCGGACGGAAGGACAATTGGGACCTTTACGGCGGACCGTCTCGATCTCGGGACGGCTCGCGACTTCGCAAGCTTACTTGACGCAATGGAAGGGGAGTAGAAATGGATAGACTACCAAGGGCGGTTCTCGCATTGTGGGCGTTCGCGCTTTTGTGCGGCGTCGTATCCGTCGCCTATGCGGTTCGGCATTTGGAGACGGAAGCGGGGAAAGAGAAGCCAACGGAGTTCCTTGTTCGCGAAGAATCGACGATCAAGCTAACGCGAGACGGGCGCAACGTGGATCTACGCTTGCGCGTCAACTCGCAGATTTGGGCGATCGTGCAAGAGGACACGGACAACGGAAACGGCGGGACTGTAACAAGGGCGGCGCGTAATGATTAGGCGCGATCGGAAATACTGCGCAAATTGCGGAGAGAGCGCGTTTCGATTGGTCGTCGAGGTCGAGCTTGTGGAAGTTGGGATCGGCGGCAACTATCCGGAGCTAATGGACGGCCACAAACTCCCGCTTTTGGTTTGTCTTGGATGCGGACAGGAGACGCGGCTCGTCGAGTTCGAGCCGGAGCCCTACACGTTGAAAGAGCGGCACGGGGCCGCACGGACGGATCATAATCTGTAATGCAAGGGGACAAGATGAAAGCTTGGACGGTTACGGCAACTCACGCGGAAGCGTCGATCGTCGTATGGGCCGCGAATCGTAGCGACGCGAAAGCCCTTGCGCGGACGACCGATTGGCTATGCGACGCGCCTTGGATCGATCTCCGAGTAAAGCGGGAGCCAAGGGCGGACGGAAAGCGATTGCTCCCGGACGTCGCGGACGGTTCGACGCGCAACGATAGCGAGTTGTTTTGGTCGCTTGGTTGGCATTGCATAATTGACGACGACGTTCCTTGTAAGCGTTGCGAACGCTTCTCTTGGCCGGACGTCCCGGCGTCGAAGATCGGGGACGACGGGGTTTGCGTTGCTTGCCGACTCGAAGAGGAAGGACCGGAAGCGCCGCAACGGAACTCGATCATCCTAGGGGATTCGTTGGGCGTATTGAAAGAGATTGACGATTGCTCAATTGACGCGGTGATCACGGATCCGCCGTATGGGTTGGCGTTTATGGGGAAGCGTTGGGACTATGACGTTCCAAGCGTCGAGCTATGGCGGGAGACGTTGCGGGTTCTCAAGCCCGGGGGATACCTCTTGTCCTTCGCCGGGACGCGGACGCAACATAGGATCGCGGCGGCGATCGAGGATGCGGGGTTCGAGATCCGCGATATGATCGCATGGATATACGGAAGCGGCTTCCCGAAATCCCTTGACGTCTCCAAGGCGATCGACAAAGCAAAGGGGGCGGAGCGGGAGCCCGGGCGCAAGCGCGGCGGAGCCAAGAACAACGCGGACAACTCTGAAGCCGCGTCGTTTGTCAAGGGCGCGGTCGGATATTCTCCAGAGTTCGAGGAAACGCGACCGGCAACCGAAGAGGCGAAAGCTTGGGAGGGATGGGGGACGGCGCTTAAACCGGCGCTTGAGCCTATCACGGTTGCGAGGAAGCCGCTTGCGGGGACGGTCGCGGCGAACGTTTTGGAGTATGGGACGGGGGCGCTTAACCTCGACGCGTGCCGCGTTGGGTTGGACGGAATCGAAGAACATAAGACCGAGGCGCGATCGGGGTTAGGGCGAAACGTCTACGGCAAGTTCGAGAACGCGGAGCGGGAGCCAAGGGAGATCCCGCGTTACGATAGCAAGGGGAGGTTCCCCGCCAACTTGATCCATGACGGGAGCCCGGAAGCGGTCGAGGGGTTCCCCGTCGACGGCAAGGAATCCGCCGCCCGCTTTTTCTATACGGCGAAAGCCAACAAAGCGGAGCGGGACGCGGGCTTGCGCGGGTTCGTAAGGACAAGCGCCGGAGAGATCACCGGGGGAAGGAAAGAGGGATCGGCGGGGCTCAACTCCCCCCGGGCCGGAGCGGGCCGGACAAGCGGGGCGCGGAACTTTCATCCGACAGTAAAGCCGCTCGCGCTTATGGCCTATCTTGTCCGGCTTGTAACGCGCAAGGGAGGACTGGTTTTGGATCCATTCGCCGGGAGCGGGACGACGTGCAAGGCGGCGGTTCTTGAGGGGCGGGAGTACATAGGGATCGAGCGGGATCCGGAGTACGCGGAGATCGCACGGGCGCGGGTTGCTCACGCGGATCCGCTCGACACGGTCGCGCAAGAGTGCGGGTCGGGCGTTATACGCCCGCTGTTTTGATAGGGGCTTGGAATGGTGGGGGGGAGTTTTCGTGAGTTGGCATTGTTCGCGGGCGTTGGTGGAGGATTGCTTGGATCGCTCGCGCTTGGGTGGGAGACGATTTGCGCAGTTGAGATCGATCCGTTCTGCCGATCTGTATTGTGCAAAAGACAAAACCAAGGATTACTCCCGGTTTTTCCGATTTGGGACGACGTGCGAACCTTTGACGGAAAGCCTTGGCGCGGACTTGTTGACATTGTTTCTGGAGGCTTTCCCTGTCAAGACATATCTTGCGCCGGAAAGGGGGACGGATTGCAAGGAAAACGATCCGGGCTATGGTACGAAATGGAGAGAATCGTTCGCGACGTTCGACCGCGTTTCGTTTTCGTGGAAAACTCCGCAGCGCTCATTGTTCGGGGGTTACAAGACATACTCGGATCGCTTGCCAAATTGGGGTTCGATGCGGAATGGGGAGTTGTATCTGCGGCGGACGCCGGAGCTCCCCATTTGCGAAAGCGCGTTTGGATCCTTGCCTACTCCGGCGGCGACGCATTACGGGACGAACCGAGGGGGGAGAGCGGGGCGCTCCGGCAAGGTCCGACCAAGCCTAGAGACAATGGCAAGGGCGGGGATGCTTCCGACTCCCAACGCGTGCGACGCCACAAGGGGAAGTCCGGAAACGGACGCGGACAAGAAAGCGAGGGGCGCGAACCCGGGCAGGAGCTTGATCGATGTTATTGGCGGCCCATTAAACCCGGACTTTGTGGAGTGGCTTATGGGTTGGCCGGTCGGATGGACAGACTTAGAGCGATCGGAAATGGGCAAGTTCCACAATCCATGACGATTGCATATAGGCTATTGAGAGAGAGAGTCCAGGAAGGGAGGCGCAATGGCAACATTTAGCGGAGCGCTGGATAGATTACACGATTTGGTTTACGGTCCAGCGACAAAGTCGGAGCTTGTGCGCGTTGGACGGGACGCGATACACGAGGCTGGCGAAATGCGAAGAGAGAGGGACGAGCTACGTGCGCAGATCAACACAATGAAAAAGAGCCAACGCCAAGAGAACTTCCAGCTAGCGCTTATTCACTTGCCGAAAGGCGGCAAGGGCGCACAGCAAATCGCGGACGAGGCGTTGCTTGTGGCTCTTACGTTTGAGGCACACGGGGAAGTAGGAGGGAGCGACAATGGCAACGCATGAACTCAAGATCGAGCGACATTGGTTCCACGAAATCCAGGGGCGGCGGAAACGGTGCGAGGTCCGGAAAGACGATCGCGGATTCCGCGTTGGCGACGTCTTGATCCTTAACGAATACGACAGAGAGGCGGAGAGGTATACGGGCGCAATGGTGCGCCGGATCGTATCGCATATTCTACGGGACGTCCCGGGAGTCGAGGCGGGTTACGTCGTCTTGTCTTTGGTCGTCGGAATGTAGAGGGGGGCGGCTTGTGATTTCGATAGCGACATGGATTATCCGACTGGACGCCGAGTGTCCGCATTGTCAGGAGATAGTCGATCTCCTCGATTGCGACGAAATACTTTCTGACGGTCTAATGATAGGGGAACACGGAACTGAGGCGTCCGTTCGTAGAGAGGTTTATTGTCCGCTTTGTGGTGGAGAGTTCGAGGCGACGCTAACGATCTAGATAAAGGGGGAAACCATTGCATTCTAGAGCCTACGAATTGTTTGGCGAAATGCTCAACGCTCACGCAAGAGGGGAAGCGCTCGAAGTGTTAGACGTTGGATCGTTGGATTTGAACGGGACGCTCCGCCCGTTGATCGAGGAAAGGGGATGGAAGTACACGGGGCTCGACGTAATCTCGGGGGCAAACGTGGACGTCGTCGCGCTCGACGGATACGCCTACGACTTCGCCGCCGAGTCATTCGATTTGGTCATATCAAACGCGACGATCGAGCACGTCGAACAGCCTTGGATCTGGATTATAGAGCTTGCCCGGGTCATGCGGCGCGGCGGTCGCTTAATCATTATGGGGCCGATCGATATGCCTTATCACGGGACGCCGATCGACTGTTGGCGAGTAATGCCGGACGGGATGCGGTTTCTTTTCCGCTTGGCGTCTCTGAGGACGATCGAGGTCAATAGCGACGGGACTTACTGTTGGGGCGTTGCGACGAAAGGGTAGGAAATGGAGCGTATGGCGTGGGGCGTATTGTGGCGAGTTGCGGACGGTGCAAAGCCGAAATGGCGTCTCGTTAGAGACGGCGTTGTTCCGGTATTGTACGACACAAGGGAAGAGGCGCGGGAGTATATCCGCCGCAACTTCCCAAAGTATAGTCGCCGCTTGTTTAGGCCAAAGGCGGTCCGCGTGGGCTTCACAATCTACGGCGGCGATCTATGTCGATGAAAGGAGAGGATTTGCCGGAACTCACATTGGAAGAGACGATCGAGCAACTACGGACGGGACAGACCGCGGAGATCCCGGCGGGGCGCGTCGCGGATTGGTTGGAGGCGTACGCGCAGATCCGGAAGCATCATAGCCAAGTCGAAGCGGAAGCGTTGCGGCTTGGGGAGATTGTCCGCAAGCTTGGCGGAAGCACGGTAAAGAGAGAGGGGAACGAAGATGGATAGCGTCGAGATCTCGATAGACAGAAAGCCGACGACGATCGGGGCCGCTCCCGTTGGGTTAATGCTCGCGGATACGGGGGAGATTCTATGCAAGGGGGAAGCGGACGACGGCTCTTGCGTCGCGCTCATTGTGGACAGTGGCGAAGAATACCGGGGCGAGCTTTCGCGCCTATGCTTCCCGGTTGAGCTTGGAGAGATACGCGGACCGCACGGGGAAGCGCACGGCGCGGCGTATAGGGAAGCGCATTGCGAGGCGCGGCTCATCCTCGACGGAACGACCGCCGCGCTTAACGAAACCCGCGCAATCGTCCACGAACCGCCCGGAATTCACGCGGGAGAGATAGACCGGCGCGTTTTGCTCAACCAAGCCGAGATCATGCGGGCAATCGCCGCGCTTATCGATCCGGAGCAAACGGAAGAGCGGGACGCGCTCGCTTGCATTCTCAACGACTGCGAAACCCTTGAGAGGGCAAGGTTTGAGGCGGCTTGCGCTCTTGGTCTTTATGGTGAGACGATAAGGAAAGAGAACGCGAGCGCGGAGAGGGGCGCGAGCGAAGGGGGGGAGACGTGAGAACGCGAGAAATGGGGGAGGCTTGCGAGGGGTGCGGGGTATGGGTTATACAACCGGCGTTCTGTAGGGGTTGCGTGGGGGACAGGGAGAGGGACAAGGAATTGGGGTTGACGGGCGGTTGGGGCGGTTGGACGGGGGGAGAGGATACGCGGGAGAGCGAGCGGGGGGATAGTGGCGGGGAAAGGCGGTAGGCGGTGGAAACCAGGGGAACCGGCAATTCTTGCCGGGTCCTTCCTAGGGGTATAGGCCGCGAAC